TTCCCCTTTGAGGTTTTTCTCAGATTACCATGCAGCGCATGCGCCGTTTTGGTCAGGTGTAGGCAGTCCATGCTGAATCTTGAGAGCGATGGCGACCTGCTGTTCAGGTGTGGCCAGCCAAGCGTGAGGCGCGTAGGCGAGTCCTCCAAAGTGCTTCCAGTTCCAGGCAAGGATGCCTAGTCCTCCCTCGTAAATCGCGCCTTCGTCCTTCCAGTTGCCGTCAGTCTCACAGTGAGCCACCCGACTCCACTCGACCATTTTGGAGGCTGGAACGAGCGTTGTGGTTGTTGTGGTGACGATTGTGGTTGTCGGCTGGGTTGGAATAGTGGCCGGTGCGGAGTGTCCGGTCACGAGCATTGCAGCAGTCAATACGAGGGAGGCTAGGGCTTTAGGCATTTGATCCAATGTTTGTGGGTTTCACAGTCCAAACGGCGGCAGAGCGGCCGGAGGCTGTCTTACGAGTGCCGACCTGAACGACGAGTCCGGATGCCACGAGCTCAATGCGACGTGGTCGGGCCGTGTTGCCGGCAAGGTTGAGGCGGATGGCAATTTCCTCGTCCGTCAGTTCCTCGGTCTTGAGGAGTGCAAAGACTTGAGCCCGGAGCGAACTGGTCTTGCCAGCGATGCTCTTGGCTGCTTCTCTGCTTGTGGCGCTGTGCGCTTGGAATGGCGGTGGCGCATCCCAAAGTGTCGGTGCTTCCATGTTCTGACCTCCTAAAGTCATTACTCAAGTTTAGCGGTAGGGCTGTCCTACCGTTGGTTATCCTCGTAATACATAACAATCCGAGAGAATTTAGCCTCTGCCAATTCCTTCTTATTGTAGATGCCCTCGATCGTGGGCCCATCCCTCTTGCTGTCGCGCTGAACGTAATACCAGTTGTTCAGGCTCAGGCTCAGGCTGAATGAGACTATGTCGCCGTCTTTGGCGTAGTCGCGTCGGGTAATTAGCATCATTTGATGTCTCCTTGACAGAAGGCACAGGTGAGGACATCACCGTTGCCGTCGATTAGGTCGGCCTCGAATTCCTTGTCCGGGAACAGGTTGGTCTTGCAGGTAGGGCAAACGTAAACCCAATTGCCGTTGCTCAGAACTTCAGCGTGTCCGATGAATGTCATAGTTTCACACTAGCCAATTTTGATCCGACCACAATGAAAAGAGCTGTGGCGATTGAGCCGGATGCTGCGATCAGCAGGAATACGTTTCCTGAAACCTCAGCCTGAACGACTCCCTTGTTTGGGTAAAGAAACAGGACTCGGTAGAAGTCTGTTGCCATTGCAGCCATCAGGCCGGTCATGGCGCACAGGTAGAGTGCGCGTTTGCGGTTGAGGCGCTCCATTAGAGAACCACCTCCGTCCAGCGAGCATCGAACATCTGTTGAGCAAGGTGGTCGAGCAATTCGAGAGCGTTGTCCTTGCGGAAAACGATTCTGTCCTTGAGCAGGATTCCCTTTTCGTTGGTGACTCGGATGATGTAGCCCTTGTTGCACTCAATCACTCCGATGGCGCGGACGCTGTCATCACGGACAAAGTCGCGAACCTTGATTATTTCCTTTTCAATTACTGCCATTTTGACCTCCTAAGTCACACGGGCTTTTCCCGATAACAAAACACTACTGTCCAAAGTTAGGACAATGCAACATTTAGAGGAAATTTTTTTCTTTGAAATTTCAAGGATTTTGAGACTTGTCTTGAAGTTTTTGTCTCATGGCGACCTCAAAAGCCATCCGATACGTCCGTCCGGTGCGAGTCCAGGCTGCGTAGCAACTTTGGCAATAGCCGGAGCGGATGCGGTCTTTGACGGTTCCAGCCACTTCGCGACCACAGGCTTGGCAGTGGACGATGGTCGATTCCTTGACGCGCTCCTCGGTCTCGGTGATGAAGCGCACACGATTGTCAATTGACTGACAGAGTAAAGCAACGTCGTTCAGCATGATTGCTATGTCTCGAACTGAGTCCCAAACTGGATCACTGATTTCCTTGCCACTCATCTTGCGGATGACCGAGTTCATTGTCGGGTCGGAGTGAGTTCCCTTGCCTCGTGACACGATTGTGTCTTTTGGCTCGGAGGTCGCTCTAGTTCCAGCTCGACGGACAAGGTCAACCAGCAGAGCGTCGCTCAACTTGGCCAGCGCCTTGCGAGCGGTCTCGGCGTCGCGGATTAGTTTCTCAGATGTCCGACTCATGTTCCTCCTACTTTAGTGCAAGCACAATGTCATCCCAATTGCTTGGTCGCCACAAATACACTTTGGCGCATGGGATAAGAGCCAACTCAGCCATGATGATTTTCTGGGCTTGGCTCACTCGACCTTTTTCTCGTTTGAGTTCGGCAAAGATAAGTTGGCCATTGCGGAACATCGTCAGGTCAGGCCACCCGGCAAGAGTCACTCGACGAGAGTCCGGCACTGAATAGATTTTCCAGCCTTTGAGTTTTGCGTGGGTGGTGACTCGTTCTTGGAAGTCGGCTTCGAGCTCCAAGTCTCGGTTCACGTCCTTGCCAAATAAGTTTTCCACTAGCGGTTCTCCGCAAGATAGGCACGAGCACGAGCGGCAGCCTTGATGTCGGCTTCGGTCGCCCAAGCATGAACTGTAAAGCCATTGGCCTCAGACCAAGCCGGCTCGACGGTGATAAAAGCGTGGCAGTTTCGGCATAGGCACAAAATGTTGTTCTCGTCCGTTATCGAGCCACCACGCGCTCTAGTCATGATCTCGTGAAGGTCGGTGGCCACTCTGGTGCAGCCTTTGATTCGAGCCTCACACCAGGGTCGTTCCTCCAGCAGCCGGTTGCGGAGTCGTTTGCGGATGACGTTCTCGGCTTGGCGTTTCTTGCTGACAGGGTTGATGCGTGAGCGTTTCATGCTTTTTCGTGCCTGTACCAAAGAGGGCTCGGCCAGCCGTGTTTCTCAAAAACCTCAATGGCCTTGTCTCGGCACTTGAAACAGAGATGGGCCGAGGCTCCAAAGGGCAAAGCTGAGCGTTGGAGCGACCAGAGGGAACAGGCGTCACAGACTCCCGGCAACCAGTGAGCAAGTTGCTCCCAATGAGTCATGATGTCGCCACTGAGGAATTCGTCAGGCTGGGGATGGATGAACAGGCTGTCGGTCTCGACTTTGATGTTCACAGATAGGTCGTCAGTCCAGAGGGTCACGAGCAGAGCAAGGAATGGATCAACGTCCTCTTGGTAGTCCTCGGTCTCAGGTTTCATGTTTCTAGATTACAAGAGATTCGGACTTGAGTTTTTCTGCTGTTGTAAGCAACCACCAATGAACCGCCTGCGACTTCTGAAACGTCTCTTTGCGCTGCCTTGTTAGTCGCTGGTGGAACGAGAAACACTGAGAAGTGTCGTGCGCTTTTTGGGCGTAGTTCTAGCACAGATTTGTGATGTCGTGCAGAGGCAGTTTTTTTTGCTAGAAAATGCAACGGATTTTGGCTCTTGACAAGAATGGCTTTTTGTGCCGGTTTGGCGAGTTATTTAGTTAGCCTAACTAACTATTTGCTTTTCGCCAGTTCTTTTCGCGGTTGTAAAGCGTGTGCGCTTGGATGCAGGTGTAGCAACGTCGAGGGGTCAATTCGGGATGAGTTTTCCAGTAACGGATGAGGCTCATGTAGCCAGCGTTAGTGCCACATTCCCCATGATCCGGGAGCAAGGTTCCTCCTCGGTACTCGGTGACACGGATTTTCCTTTTGCGCCGGACTGAGCGCCTCTCAGCCTCGCTGAGCCCTCCCCAGAATCCTTCGCGCTCGTGGAGCAGTGCGTACTCTCGGCAGTCCTTGATGACCGGGCAACGTCGGCAGATGGCCCTAGCTTTGTCGTCGGGCTCATCGTCCTCAAGATAGAAAATCTCAGTTGGCATGCCTTTGCATTCGGCAGCCTTCATCCAGTCAAATTGGTTTGCTTTACTCACTTGCCAATTCTTGCAGTTTTTGCCTATAAATGCAAGAATCCCACCACCCGAAGGCAGTGGGATTCTTGACTTGCGTTGATCTATGGAAGGACTAGTTTGCCCTTTGCTAGGTCACGACGCGCAGCTCGATTTGGCTTGACCGCGACCTCGTTGACGAGTTTCAACAGTTCGGCCATTCGAGCCTGCTCCTGAGCCAAACTGACCAGAGCGTATTGCAGGAGTTGCATCTGAGTCAGGTCTTTGACCTTGCTGGCCTCAGTCCCTCCCCAAATCAGTTCGGCGTCGCTGGCCTCAAACTCCAACTCGCCTTGTGACTCTTTGATGTAGTCGAGAATCTCCTTGACTCCCTTACTTAGTTTTGTTGCCACGCCACTCCAATCTGAACATTGTGGGGAACGCTTCCTCAAGTGCTTTGACTTGACCAATGAGCTCCTGCAGTTTCTCAACTTCTCCACCGAGCATGACGCCAATGGCGTGTTCCTTAGTTAGTGAAGGGTGTAGGGAAACGATGTAGTTCGCACCCTTCTCGACCGCGTTGGCGTAGATGTCGGACAAGGAGCAGACGGTTTCAAGCGCCTGCTCCAAGCCGATGCGCTCGGCATTGTCCAACATTAGAAGGCTTCCTCGTCATTCGCGCGGAATGGGGTTCCAGCCGTTTTGGCAGCGCCGGATGAGCCCTCCTTGATGTCCACCTTGTGCCAGCGCAGTTCTGCACCAACGGCCTGAGCGGTCAACTCAAACAACGACTTCTTTTCGCCGGACTCAGTTGTCCAGGAACGCTGGTCGAGGCGTCCGATTGCGATCGCGCGGTTGCCCTTGTGGAGCGAGTCGTGCAGGTTCTCACCGAGCGAGCCGAAGGCGACGACGTTGATGAACGACACCTCCTCTTGACCGCTCTGCAGTTTCCGGCTGACGGCCAGCGTGAACTTGGCGACGGACGAGCCGTTGTCCAAGAACTTGAGCTCAGGGTCGCGAGTCAGGTTTCCGACGATGGTGATGTTATTCATTTGGTTTCTCCCTTTAGTAGGTTGATGATTTTTGTTTGCTCGTCGCTAGTAAGGTCAGCGACACCCTTCACCTCTCGGCCCAACTGAGCCTCCAAGTAAAACTTGCGGTCTGCAGCGTTGTCAAACTTGACGCCGAGCAGAGCCTTGATTTCGGTAACTGGCGATGCTTGGACTTCTCCGCGCATGACCTTTTCCATTTCCTCACGGGTGGCCCGTTGACGAGCGCCGGTCTTGGTGGTGGCAAAATTGAGGTTCGAGGTAGCGCGACCGACGGCCGAACTCTCTGCATTCTCAAGCGCGCTGGTCAGGTTTGCACCTGATCCACCAAGCGACTCCTCTGCCAAGCCGGTAGCCAGCAAGGTGTTGTTGTCGTCGTACAGGTAAGCCTTCACGATGAACTGTGTCTGCTTGCCGTTCCAGCCGGCAACGTTCAGCAACTCAGTGATGATTTTGCCGTTTGGGAACTTCGCGTAGAACTGCTCAATGCGTTCTGCAACGGTTATGTAATCGTCCAGGTTGAAACGTGCCATTAGTTTGCCTCCCCGATGAACTCGTAGCCGTCAGTGGTTCGGGATAGAGCCTCAGCGAGTGCTGGCTTGATTACGTCCTCCAACTCCTCGTCAGTTCCCCACCATTGCACTTCAAGCACAAGGACTGCCAATTTCTTTTCTGCCATTTGATTCCCCTTTTCTAGGTTGATGATTTGTATTTTGCTTGTTGCTTGTGACATCAGGTTACTTCGTTGCCCATAAGTGCAGCGACGACTTTGAAACCTCGATGCCGGTTTCCTCAAGGATTTTTTCGGCCATTGCCCGGTACGATGCACCTTGCTTCTGCTGAGCGAGAATCCATTTGTTGAGATTTTGCCCTAGTCTTTCCTCGACTAGCTGCTTCAATGCGCTCACTTGGTTTCCCATTTCTTGACGATGAACTCAATCATTTCGTCAGTCTCCTTGAACTTCATAATGGTTGCTGGAACATCCTCAGCCAGTGACTCCTTGACTACCTCGAACCCACCCTCGACGAGCGCCGTGACGTAGATCGTGCAGTTGAAATACCGGACTTGGTATGTCGAGCCTACTTCAGTAGAGTCAATAAACTCGAAGCCGCGTTCGGTCAGAACCTCGTCTATTGACTTGCTCATTTAGTTTCCTCCCTCCTTTGTCTGAGTCGAGTGATAGTCCTCCGGGAGCGGACGAAAATCCTCGTCGTTCTCGGACACGATTGACTCGTACATCTCCTGCGTTGCACAGTCGATGCAGATGAAGTTGACAACGTCGAGACGGAATCCATCGCTGAACTCGTCGCACTTGTAGCACCAGCCGCGAACCTCGTTCATTAGTTCGCCGCCTTTTCTACGAGAGTCCAACCGGCCTGCTTCTCCAAGCCGATGAGGTAAGTGATTGCGTTGTAGGCGACTGGCATAGATGCGGTTCCCCAAACGCGGACATGGCCTCGGCTTACAGTCTCGTAGGCAAAGTTGTCCTCATCCACTTTGCGGATTTGGAACGTCATCTCGACACCAGGCTTGCACATGGTTTCCGAGAAAACGATTTCGTTCACTGCTGACATTTCGACCTCCTAAGTCGTTGTCCGATTTTCGGACACTATCTACTGTAGCAGGTTGTCCGAGATTAGGACACACATTCTGCAAGTTTTTCTGAGAATTTTCTGAGGTGGGATTTTGTTTGAATTTAGGGGAAAATGAGAAAACTCCCGGCCAACTCGAAAAAGGCTAACGAGTTGACCGGGAGGACTTAGGAGTGTCTCCTGTGCATGGAATCACAGTGTTTTTAGTGTATCAGAGTTGACCAGAGTTGAGCCGGGGTCACGGTGTAGATGTCGCCGTAGTTGGACTCTGGGATGAACCAGCCTCCAGCTCGAAGCGACTCAGCCACCAAAGCCGAGCAAATCCAAGTGCCTCGACGCCGGAGCGACGGAGCAGCATTCCAAGTGATCAAGTCAAGTGCAATGCACAGAATCGACAGGATGCCGTAGGACGAGCCGACCTGAGCCTTGAGGAAGGTCATCATCTCATCGACGTTGACTCCCTCTGGTGGAGCGACTAGGACGTACTCGCCGGTGCTCGATAGAGGAACCTCGTTGACTCCCTTGAGGTCGGCCTGAATGACGTAAGGGATACCCTTAGAGACTCGGCTGACGATGCAAGCGTGGTTCCAATAGGAGGCGTGTTCTCCCCAGCGTAGGCGTTCACCGATTCTGATGAGCCGGCCCATAGCGCCGTTGCTGTGGCAAAAGACTATGTCGCCAACTCGTGGCTTGCGCTTGAGGGGTTTAGTTGGTAGCGGTTGGAGCATCAGTCGCAGGTGTCGCTGGGGTGGCAGGTGCAGCAGGAGCCACTGAAGCAACAGGTGCAGCAGCCTTTACAGGCAAGCAACCCAACAGCCAAGACAACTTAGGGAACTTGACTTCGAGGGTTCGTACGATGGCGTAGTAAGCGGTGGTCGCGACAGGAAACAGAACTGCGGTTTCGGCTGGCGTGAGGTGCGCGCTCAACTTGCTGATGTACGACACAACAGCGCCGATTACGGCTGGGGCTGCGGTGCGGATGATGTTTCGGGTTGTGTTGTTCATGGTTTTTCCTTTGTTAGGTAATGCACTTCAATCTTACAGAATGGCTAAATCACTCCAGCCTCGTTGATCGTGCTGACCGGCGAGGAAGGTGAGACACCCTGGAGTTGACCATTTGCCGGTCGAGTCGGAGTACCACTTAGAGCCTCCGTCTTGGCTCGGACATTGGAGTCGCCAGAATGGGCCGAAGTCCTCAACGCTCACATGGTGGCGATGAGCTGTAACCCAGAGTCCCGGCATGACGCCGGTCTCGTATTGGTGACGCTGTGCTTGACCGCGAAGCCACTCGAACTCTTTGCCACTGATTTTGTGGCCGTGAGTGATGGCAACGTCGACGCCTGACAGGTTGAGCACTTGCACGAACTCGTCGTGGGAAATGTGCCATTCCTTCGGGCCGTCTGGTCGTCCTTCGTAAATCCTTTTGAGCGTGTCGCCGAGGTAGCCACCGACGTTGTCGGAGTCAGTCGTGACGGACTTGCTCCCACCGTTGCGTTTCCATTCGCCGTGATTGCAGAGCACTGAGGCAAACACATCAGGCTGGAGTGCAGCGACACCTTGAGTCCATAGATCGAGGACAAGGTTCAACTGCTTGCGCTGGGTCAACTGAACGCTAAATAACTGGGAAGCGTAGTTGCCGTCGCAGCCCTCGGTAGGGTCGCCCATGTTCAGCACAGCGATGCGCTCAATGTTCCGGCCGGCTTTTCTGAGCTCCTTGATTCGAGCCAGGCTGTCGATGAACGACTGCTGAATTCGCTCAACGGTCGCTTCGACTCCGCCGTTCTCCGACTTGCCAATTTGCCAGTCGGCCCAGCAGATGACAAAGGTGCTTGGTGCAGCATCAGTCTTTGGAACCGACGTTGCCTTTGGTCGCCAATTGTCTATCTTGGCTCGGAGTGCTTCAATGTCTGCTTCGGTTGCTTCAGGTGCGCGCTTGGCAAATCGGGCTTTGTATGAGTAAAGCCAGATGATGTCACGATCACCATTTTCGAGACGCTTGGAACTTTGCCATTTGGACATTCGTACCGTGTCATCGACAACAAAAAAGACGGCTGGGTCTAGGCCAAATCCGAGTAGGATTTCATCCCAATCAGATGCCAATTCAATTGGTCTAGTTAGTTCGCCAGTCTCAAACTCGCCACCGTCAGAAGTAATTTCAATACTGCTCTTGATGGTGTGTTCTGGTTTGCGAGGAAACTCGCTCAAATCAGGCATTGCAATTGCATGACTTGACGCGGTGATGCCTCACCGTTGCTTCGGACACTGAACTTTTGGTCTTTGCTCGAAGCCACTCTGTAATTGCGCGAGTCGAAATTGACTTCTCCTCAAGTGCTGCCTCAAACTTTGCCCGGTCATCTGGGCTCAGTTTTTCGGCCAGCGAATTAGGCAGGCAGTTTCGTTTACGCTCGGTTCTAAATTCTGATAGGTCAATTTCCATGCTATTTCTCCTTAGTCGGTTTTTCTCCGCTAATCAGGAGTTTAGCCCAGGTTATCCTCAGATGAAAGGATTTCCTGTGGGTCGTCCTGCACAGGTTCGAGGTCTTTGATGCGAGCAAGAATTTCCTCGACCAATGCCATCGTGCGCTCGTCGAGCTGGATTTCCTGACGGTGAACTTGATAGTCCTTTTCTGAGAACTTGGCAATTTCGCGGAGGATTGCAGCGTCGGCTTTTGTCTGGCCGAACATCGCTCGACCGACAATGGACTCAATAAAGATGGCGAGGTAGGAAGCAGCCATGTTCCACCACAGAATGATTGTGGGGTTTCGGGTGCTCCACGCCCAGCCGGTCGCTGTCGTGAACAGCATCAGGAACCACCAACGTCGAATAACTGACTGCAATTTCCACGCGATGAAGTCGCTGAAGGAAATGGCTTCGCCGGTGATGGGGTTGGTGTATTTACTCTCTGGCTTCGATGCCTTCGTGGTATCCGAGGTGTCGGATGATGTCATTTTCTAGAGCGTCCAGTTTCTTTTCGATGCGTTGAATGGCCTCGCGTAGGGAGTTGTCCCCAGCGCCTTCAGCCTTGATTTCGTTGATCCGCGTGACTAGTCGTTCCTCGACCGCGCGCGTCTGTAGGTTGTGAATCCATTTGACAATTGCCCATGCTCCACCAGAGACCATTGCCACTCCGGCGAGCCATTGAACGAGGAAGTTGGATGACGACAGGAATGAAGCCAGCATTAGATTCCCAATGCCGTCCAAGTCTGAGGGCCGACGATTCCGTCAACTGGGAGACGGTGCTTTGCTTGGAAGTCCTTGACAGCCTGCTCGGTGGTCGGGCCAAAAATGCCGTCGTCCTTGATGTGCAGGTGCTGTTGAATCTCTTTGACAATTTGACCTGATGCGCCGAGCTTGACGGTTGGCAGGCCAATCTTATTCATCGAGGAGGTTGCAGCCGTTACCTGAGCCGTGTGGGTTGTGGTGTCTGTTTGTACCTGAACGTGAACTGGAGGCGTCACAGGGGCTTGTGGGGCCGTCTGAGAGGCTTCTGGAGTCGTGCCGGGAATGGGCTTGGGAGCCATTACCTGCGTGTAGTTCGGACGGAGGAAGGTCTGAGGCTGGCGTCCGTCGGTAGCGTGACCTCGGTCTGGGCCGGTCGGGTGGTTTACCCAAACGTAGGAGGGGTCGCCCTCTTGGCCGTGTGAGATCGTGAGGATGTCGCCACCAGTGACCTCGATGATTAGCGCCACATGGTCGCCAGTTCCGGCTCCGTAAATTACGAGGTCGCCAGGACAAACGTTTGCCACCTCAACACCTTGAGCATTGTGAACCCACTGTGAGACGTGCGCGTCGTGTGAGAGCAAAGTTCCGGTGTAGCCCTCGTGGTCGTAGTGCTGGTCGTTCGGGTCAGCCACGCCAGCGAGCCAGCAGTAGAGCGTGACCGAGCCGGAGCAGTCGGTCGTGATTGGGAATTGGATAGGCCATTGACCGATGTTGTGCATCCGGTTCGAGCCCTCGCTGTAGTGCACGTGTCCGGGCTGTGACTTGTTCAGTTCGAGCAGGTACTTGGCCCAGCCGATTACGAGGTTGGTGTTGTCCATTACTTCACCGCTTGCAAGATGAGCAGAACTGCAGTCACAATGACTGGAATTCCGATAATGAAGGCAATGCCTAGTGCGATGTTCTTGTCTGTTTCGTTCATGGTTCCTCCTAAAGGGTTCCGTTTGATGTGCCGAGGTATTCGATTTGAACGTATGTGCCACCACTAAAGTTAGGCGTTGTCGAGCCGTTTAGCGTGGTGATGGTTGCGGTTGATACGGTGGTAAAGGTCATTGAGGTTGGGTACGCGCCGGTCGTTCCGCTCTTGGAAAATGTCCAAATAAATGAGGCGAAGGTTCCAATCTGACTTGTTGCGCTTGCGGTGTTTCTTGGAGTGGCGAAGGTCGCGTTGTTGGCGGTCAGTCCACCCGAAGTCGTGCAAGTCATTGCAAAGGCTGGTGGCGAGGACTGCGCTGCCATGTTCATCTGCATCGTCACTCGATAGACGCCGTCAAGGGGAACGGTAAAGGTTCCTGAACTCAAGGTGATTACACCGGCTAGTGAGGCTGGGCTGTTTGAAATGGTGGTGGTCGAGGCGTTGAAAAGGGTCGCGCCGGTGGCCACCGATGAGAGGTTGGCGTTGAGGTAGGCCATCATCCAGGGCTTTGCGTACAAAAGGCCAACGTCATTGACGAGGTTGTTGTAGGCCGTCGACGTTGCGACTTCACCTGAGTTGAACTGCTGTGGCGTTACCCATGCTGTGAGGCTGGTAGGAGTGTGTGGCATTGGTTATCCCTTCTAGAGAAAAGCGTTGTTGTTTCCTGAACCGGCTGCAGGGTCAAATTGGCCGTAGGTCGGGTCGTCGAATACTAAGAAATAATACCCTGACTGTGCAAAGCGTTGAGGGTAAGGGTCGAGTGTGTAGGAGGTGTGCCATTGACCAGGGTCGGCTTTGAAGTCGTGCGAGACTTGCTCGATGACCATTCGCTGGTTGATGGCTCCGTCCATTGGCAGTCCGGGAGCGTACACAGCAAAAGCCAAGCCAGTCTGACCGGACGCCGTCGATGCGCTCGATGCTCGATAGACCACTGAGCCGACAGTCACATAGATCGCGATGCCGGTTGCGCCTGAAGGAACTGAGCCGGTGTAGGAAACCTTGACACCTTGATTGGTCGTGGTGTTGGTCAGGTAGCCGGCTGCAATAGGAGCGGTTTCGCCGGTTGGCGCGGTGAAGGTCAGATAGACCGGCGAGATGTTCGTCACAGGTAGGCCGGTTCCGGTCGTGTCGATAGCGTTGGTGGCTGTGACTCCGGTGACGGTTGAACCCCACGCTCCAGGCTGATTGCGGACAAACTGAACCGTGTCGTTGAGGTAGGTCGTGGTCAGTCCAACTGAGCCGTTGAGCATCATTGGCAACTGAGCGCCTTGATTGGTCTCGGCCATGAGCTCGACGTTTTGCACACGAGGGATTGGCGAGCCGTAGAGGTTGCCGAGGAAAACGGCAGTCTGATAGGCAGCATCGTTGGTGGCGTGAATCGTTCCGCTCTTGGTCAGCGATGAGTAGCCGTAGATGACTTGGTTGGCGTTGTTCTCGTACACCTGCTGAACTCCGTTTTGGGGAGTGATTTGAACGGTTGTCCAAAGGTCGGCGTCGTCACGAGCAATCGACAGCGAGGATGGGTTGTAGTAGGAAGCGCCGGCTGTGACTTGGTCAGTCCAGACGTAGTATCCGGTGGGAGCGTTGATTCGCTGAGTGTTGTAGATGTCGGCCTGAGAGTCGAATTCAAAAATTCCGTCTGGGCCCTGAAAAAAGGCTCCGAGGTCGGTGTCGGTGACTTGCTGAATCAGATCAAGTGCCGTCGAGCTTGTTGCAGTGGACTGCAATCCTTGAACAAAGAATGCGCCGTTGGTGATGTTGCCGAGAGTTCCACCAGTAACGGTGACAGCTCCGGTCGAGGCAAAGGTCAGCGTGGTTGCGCTGGGGATAGAAGCAATGGTCAGGAATCCGTTGTAGTACGAAGCGCCTGTGGTGTTGCCTGCTCCGGTGACTGCTCCAGGGTTCGAAGTGTAGGAGGAGATGAATGTCCACTTGGTCGACGTGACCGATTGCACTACCCACGTTCCGTTGTAGGCGGCAACAGTTGAGCCTGTAATTGTGACCGGCGTTCCGACCGAGTAGGCATGAGGTGCGGTCATGGTAACTGTGGCTGTGCCGAAAAGCGGTTGAGCCGTTCCTCCGGTTCCGGTTCCAGACGAAGCACCAGTGACAACAAACTGCGTTGAACTTGCCGAATAGACGGTGAATGTTCCGTTGAAAAAACTTTGAGAGTTTCCGGTGACAGTTACCTGCTGACCTGCTTGCAAATAACTCGAAGCGTTGGGAGCGGTGTAGGTGTAGTAGCCACCACCACCGAATGCGGACGTAATCGAGAACGATGGGCCTGCGGCAGCAACAGCCCAGGCAATCGAGGCAATGCTTCCCGAATAGGTCTGACCAGAGATAAGGACTCGCTGACCGGCTGACCACGCCGACGTTGATCCAACGGTGGCTGTTGCGGTCGTGCCGGTTCCAGAGATGCTGGTGATGGCAGTTGAGGCGCTGTAGGCGTTGTCGTTGACCTCATAGAGCGACGTTGGAACTAGAGCTCCGTTGGTGATTGTGCCGTAGCCTGCCAAAATAAGAACTTCGGCGATGCGGTCTCCCGAGAGCGCGGTTTTCGCCAGCATTTTTCCTGCGGTCCAACGGTTCAGAATGTTTGGGTTGTTTGCCGTTTGCGTTGGGTTGCCAATGACGACGTGGTTGATGTATGCCGAGAGTGGGCTTGCTCCAAAGTTGTTGCCGATGACGCCGATGCTAAGTGGAAGAGTGCCGGCTGCCGAGCCAATGGAGGTGTATGCGCCGTCGCAATAAAGCGAGAAGTAACTTGTTCCTCCGCTGGTGTAAACCGAGAGCCCGATGTGATGCCATGCGCCGTCGGCGATGTAAATCCCCGAGCGGTAAATGAACGCGTTGGCCACGGCTGCTTGCACGACAAGTTCGCCGCTTGTTGCGATTGACATGTACCACGTCTGCGTGTTCCAAGTGGCCGAGAGGATGGTCTGTCCCTGCGCCTGCTGGCCGATAAACCAGAAGTCAATTGAGTTGCCTGCCGCCGCTGTTTGTGTGTTTCCGTATGGCTGAAAAGACGCGATGTTGCTACCGTTCCCACCATTGGTCAGGTCGAGGCAAGTATCGTTTGAGTAGAGTAATACGCCGGGCTGGGTGTTGGTGGTCAAGCCGACAATCGAGCCGGTGTTGCCTGAGAGAAGGTCAGTAGCGCCTGACTGGCCGAGCGTGTAGTAGTTCTGGTCGTAGGTGTTGGCGACGAACTGCTTGTAGAAGTTCGGACGGCTCATGTATTGCAAGGACAAGAACTGCGTGTAGTCCGAGGCCGTGATGATCATGTCTTGGTTCAAGGCGTCCATGACGCGCTCGTCGGCAGACTGAATGGCCCCGGTGAAAATGGGATAGGCAGCAGCAGCCGTTGCAGTTGAGGATGAGCCGGTGGCAGTTGAGGCGACGGTGAATTGGGTGGAAGTGGCGCTCGCTACGGTAAAGACACCGTTGAATGCTGCGGTGGTTGCACCCTGGACAATGACCTGCTGGCCAGCCGAGTAGGTGTTGGCACAGGTGTAGGTGACGACAGTTCCAGAGCCTGAGATAGCGGTCACGTTGAGCTGAGGCCAGCCAGCGAGGACTCGGATTGGACAGCGCGTCTGAAGGGTCGCTCCGGTTCCGTTAGTCGTACCGTTGATAAAGAACCCGGTGCGGTTGTCCAGAGTCATGTTCAGTGTCGACGCCTCGATGCGGTCGAGGTAGTGCTGACGGCCAGCAGTGGTCGTGAAGTCAATGACGTAAGGGCTAATGTCAGTCCACGTCTGATTCTGAGCGTAGAGGTTGGTGGATGTAAAGGCTACTTGGACAGCCAAAACAGGAAGGTTCGAGAGCGTCATTTAGTCGTTCCTCCCCACTTACCAAACAGCGTTTTCTTGTTTCGAACGTCCTTGAGCATTTGATCTCGGACGGCTTTAGAGACAAGCGCAATGAATTGTGGGTCTTTGGCAAGGCGTGAGGAAAGGACGGTAAGGTCAATCTCAATGTCGATGTCACTTACCGGCTGACCGTCCCAGACTCCCTGGCCGTCCATTACTTCACCGAAACCTTGACTGAGTTGCGTTGGTTGGCGAGACGTGCAGCGTTGGCAAAGTCTGAGCCAAGCGTTTCTACCTTGCCGGTCTTGGTATTGCGTATGCCATGAGTTCCGACCGGAACCACCTTGCTGTCGATTTTAGAAAGTCCAAACCAAGTGGCGGCAACGATTGCAAGGGCTCCGGCAGCAATAGCCACGCCAGCAACGGTGATGCCACCAGCAACAGCCTCGGCTCCGGTTGCAAGTCCACCAGCCTCTGTGAGTCCACCAAGTGCAGAGCCACCTGCCATCTTGGCTGTGTTGATGTCAATGTTTCCCAAAAGGTCAATCATGGTGACACCTTGCGTTGAGGTGACTGGACCTGTCAGAGGATTGCCTCCACCCTTGCCGGTCATTTTTCCCCAAACAGACTTGAGACCGTTCCAGATTTCTGAACTAGCGTCAAACACCTTTTTCATGGCGTTCTTGACTTTGAGTGCCAGAGCAGCAGCGAATACGCCAGCGCCAGCAAGTCCGAGGATGTCGCCAGCAAGTGGGTGCTGCTTGAAATAGTTGATGACCGACGTTGCAAACTTGGCGATGTCCGTCAACTTAGGCAACAAGAAACTGCCAAGTCCAATAAGCATGGACTGACCAGAGCCATTGAGCTCTTTGAGTTGCTGGCTGAGGTCTTTTTGAACTTTGGCCCAACCTTGAACAGCCGGTGCATTGCTCTTGAGTCGTGAGCCAATGTTGTCAACGTTGTCGGCAAATTGCTTGGCGTGTGAGCCACCGAGCATGAGTGCGGTCGAGTAGGCAACGGTGCTTCCGTAGATCCCCTTCATGGCTTCGACGTAGGCAACTGAGCCGGCTGGGAAGCGTCGAGCAACAGCCTCTTGGATGACGGACAAGGCCGTGCCGAGACCTTCCTTCGGGTTCGACATGATGTTCTTGAGTTGCTGAGCGGACAGGCCGACGGCGTCAAGAGCCTTTTGTGAAGCCTTAGTGGGTGCGGAGAGGGAGAGGAGGGTTGTCTGCAAGTGCTGTGCAGCAAAGCGAGCCGAGAGACCGGCGTTCGTCATAGTGGCCATTGCGCCGGTGACGGTCTGGAAGTTGATTCCAAGAGCCGAAGCAACAGGCATCACTTTACCAATTGAACTTGCCAAGTCCTCCAGGTGAGTCTTACCTGAGGCGACGGTTTCGATAAGGGCAGAGGTGACGGCGTTAGCGCGTGAGGCTGGGATGTTGTAGTCCGTCATGGCCGTTGTGACAGCGTTGGCCACAGTTGCCATTTGAGCGTTACCGACTGCAGCACCTTCGGCTGAAGCCTTCAAGATTTCGAGACCACGAGCGCCGTGATACCCGGCCGATTCGATGAGGTACATCCCCTCAGCCAATTGCTTTGGGGTTTGTCCGACGACGCCAGCCATGCTCAAGATGCCGTTTTTGACCATCTCGATGTTCTTTTCAGATTCGCCAGCGCCGGTCACGAGAGTGGTCATAGCCGATTGGAAGTCGGCAGCCATCTTTACAGAGGCAACTCCAACTACTAGGCCAGCGCCGACAATTGCGGTGGATGCCTTGTTGGCGAATGAGGAGAACTTGGTTCCGGCAGCATCTGTTGATGCAGCAAATCCCTTGACCTTTTTCTCAGCGCCGTCAATCTTGGCGTTGAATTCTTTGGTGTCCGCGATCAGCGTGGCAATGATTGGGGGCAGGGTTCCGGCCATGATGTCTCCTAGAGTTTCTGTGCTTCTGCGTACGTCTCAAGGCCAAGCAACGTGATTGCTGGGATGACCTTGTCAACTGCTGGTTGCAGGTATGGGAATGGTTGCATCTTGGACGTGCCGTATTCGACGTATCCAGAGTAATAGAGGCCGGTTCCGGTCTTTGATTCCCAGCGACCTTTGCCGAGCGAGCGAACACTGCGAAGCCTGATGCTGTTCGACAGGTTGTGAGTGCGGTTGGTTGGACGCGGTGGATTGGCTGGGCCCACATAGTATCGACGGCCGGTAATGGCTGATGTTTTCATGTCGCCTAAAGGACGAGCTTGAAACTCTTTTTTGGCTGCGGACGAGATGAGTTTTCCACCTGCGGTGACGATGTATTCAGAAGCCTTGTCCATCCGCTTCTCAAGTTCAGTTATCCCGGCAAAGAACTCACCAGCGTTGACGTGAAAACTATTGGCCATTCTGAACCTCTTTGATTACGGTGTCGATTTGAAGCATCCATTCGGTCACGTCGATTGGCTGGTTGAGGAAGTCCTCGTGTGAGCCGCCGAACGCTTTGCGGAATCTGACCTCTCGGAAATACTCAGCGACCTCGGCGTCAACGTCTGTGTCTTTGCCTCTTAGCGCCTCGACCAGACGGTTCAGTCGGCGGTAGGGGCTTTTGGGTCGGTGTGTGGGGAAAAGTCAGGGGTTTGGTTGAACGCTTCAGAGCAGGCTGCAGCAAGGGCCTCGAAAGTGGGCTTTGGCAGGTCGAGCGTTGTCTCAAGCGTTGGAAGGTCGCCGAGTGACCATGAACTAACCATGCCGACAATGAGGGCTGCTTGGTAGCCGTCGAGGTTGTCTTGATCCTCCTCGGTCAGGTCAGCGAAGCGAGTCCAGGTGGTTGGGTCGTTTTCGTCAAATCCTGAGCTGGCGAGTTTTGCAGCAGTTCCGGCAGCCTTGATGTAGGCACGAGAAATCTGACGCGAGACGCGCTCGGTGATTTCGTCACGAGTCTTGATGATGGCTGATGCGCCGTTAGGCAGTTCAATTGCAGGCATTGTTTCCCTTTGATAGAGTTGGACTAAGCAGCACGGTGTTGCGAGCAAAGAGCCCTGAGTCATCCCCCTTTGACTCAGGGCTTTTCGCTACTTACTTAGTAACCAGTCTGGTAAGCAGTCGACGTGCCGTTGATGGTCGTCGTCTTGATTGGTGCGTAACCAGAGATGGCGTCAGTCGAGTTGGCGTTGGCCGTGAATGAAACCTCGACCTCAGTGAACTCTTTTCCGCGAACGCGGCGTACGTCTTGGTACTGAACGCTGGTCATCTGGAATGCAATCGAGTGCTGAGTCGATGACGTGGCGTCGTTGGGGTCGGTGAAGGTGATGACCGTTGCCTGTGGCGAGCGAGTCAAAGCCGTTGCACCAGAACCAGTCGACCAAGTGTCTGACGTGCTGTCAACCAATGCGGTGAACTTACCAGTGACCTCAACAGGGCCAGCAAAGTTCAAGTGAGGAGCCTGAGTTCCAAGTGTGAAAATTGACTGAGTCTTGCGAGCAACTGTTAGTTCGCCAGATGAGATGTAGGTAAAGGTGGTTCCACCAACGGTGATGGCCGTGTCCCATGCAGGGATCATGTGCTCGGCTGAGAGGCTCAAGGTCTGGAAGGGCCCAGAAGCAGGAGCAGTTGCCGATGAGGTGTAGGGGTTGGCCAGGAACTTGACGGTGGCCTCGGCTGCAACATCTGCACCGAAGGTCAAAGCAATCTCGTCAGCCTGAGCTCCGGTCAAGGTGAACCAGTTAGCACCGTCGAAGTCGATGATCGAGTAGGACTTAGGTTGTGAACCGTTAGCTGCATTGTTGTAGACGCCGATGACGTGCGTGTAAGGGCCTGAGCCGGTGACAGCGTCGTTTCCACCTAGAACCGAAGTCAGCAGAAGTGGGAAGGTGTCTGCGTATAGAAATGACTTGAATTCAACGGCATCCGAGCGTACTCCTTGAATTTGGTCATAGACCATAACAGGAGAGCCTCGGAGGGCTTCGTCACGAAGGAACTTTTGTCCCGGTGTGATTTGTGGCGCTGCCACTGGAATCCACGTTGCAGTTCCGCTCGATGGGGTCGTGCCTCTGGTGCTCTCTGCAATGAGTCCGAGGTAACTATTTGCTACTAAGTAGGCCACTAGTGGCTCCTATTCTTGTTTGTTGGGTGGTTAGTTTGAGGCTGGGGTTTCGTCGGTTGATGGTGCTGAATCTGCTGGCGTGGCCTCAGGAGCCGAAGCAGGTGCGCTTGGTGCTGATGCCGGTGCACTTGGAGCTGAAGCGGTGGCCGAAGTCCAACGGTCGTCCGGTGCAGAGTCGAGGTCGTATGACTTGCCGGGCTCAGCCACGAGGACTGCGCCGTCGACAATGATGTTTGGGTAAACGAGGGTTTCGTCACCGTTGAATGTGAATGCCATGATTGGCTCCTTTGCTATGCGTCGATTTCCTCAAGAACTTGGATGCGGACTTCACTGTAGATTTGACTTACAGAGCCGGCTGCACCGAGCATCTTGGGATAGTAGGAAACGGCTTCAATGTCGTTTCCACCATTGTGTCCACCTTCTCCCCATTGGAACACTGTTCCAGGAGCGTTGGCGATTCTGTTGGCTCGAACTTCGCTGATGAGCGAGTCGATAAAGGCGTCGTTTTCTGCCATTGCATCCTCAGACTTAGGGGTCGTGGAGCGGAAGTAGCAGTCAAGGACGAACTCGTAAGAGACCATCTTGCGACCGTTGGTGAATCCACCTAGAGCGATGCGTTGCTCGCGCTGAGCGTTGATCCAAATGTAGACAACGGTTCCGCTCTTGTGGTCGGGAGCCGTGCCTTGATAGAAGTCGCCTTCTGGGGTCAACTTCGGTGGGTAGGCAAAGACCTTTGTCAGGCCAGTTATGCCAGCGCCTGAGAGGTAGTTTGCCACAGCGTTGCGAACTGTGGTGCGAGACATTACGAGCGACCCCAAATCTGCTTGAAGTCATCTAGCAGGTCGTATCCAGAGGATTCGTGCCACTCGGCGTTGAGGGTCTTGTTTGAGACTCCAACGGACTCGCCGACTTCGCTCAGGACTAGACCACCAGCTCCACGCTCTGTGACCATTGCACAGACGAAGTGGATGACAGCCTGCTTGACGGTGGCCGGCAGGGCTGAGACATTGACGCCAGTCGAGTGAGCGTATTTGAGGGCAGACTTCGTAGTGATGAAGTTAGTTGCTGCGCTCTCGACCACAATCTGTTCGGTGTATTGTCCATCCCAAATTGTGAGAGTCATGCCCGGATAAATCCCGGTGAGGTTATCTACCTCTACTCCACCGTCTCCGGCCTCAGCGCCTGATGTGACGAAGGTGTTGGCAAAGCCGTTGACGTAAGTCCACTGACAGAACTGCTCGTAGTCTCCGGGGAAACCTCCAGCGACGAGGTTTAGGCTGCCGAACTGGACAACCGTCGAGATGCCGAAGTCCGAGGTGATGATGAACTGGTGACGCTCAATCGAGGTGTTGGTGTCGGTCAAGGTGATGGCCTGCATTCCGCTTCCGGGAGTTGTTCCGTAGGCGAATGAGTCCACTTCGAGGATTGGCCAGTATTGAGGATGGATGACGAACTGACCGAGTCGGTTGGGCCGGTAGCGTCCGTTTTCGACGTTGCTTGTGGCACAGAGGGTTCCCATTGCGCCGAGGCAGTAGTTGTCAGCCTTTGCTGACGCGCGGTAAATCATGTCTTGCAAAGCAGCCGTCTGCTGAGCGTTGGTTCCACCCGGAATGAGGCTGGTGAAGTCGAGGCTGGCTGCGGTTGGCGAGTTCAGGACTTCGGTGATGGTGACGTACGGTGCGCTGTTGTTCTCGCTCGTTACGAAGGAGGCTATTGGCATTTGTTATTCCTCCTCTGGAACTAGATCAGTTGAACCACACTTACCGCATCTGTCGCGGAATACGCTCACAAAACCACATTGGCAACGGTAGCCTTGAGCACTGCGGAAGGTCGTGCCGGCCACAGCGAAGTCACCAGACTTGACGAGCTCTTTTGCTGTCGTCTGGTCGACGTGAAATGTACCGTCCTTAGCGCGGTTGACAATCTTGCCACCATCGCCGAGTTCAATCTGCGTTAGTTTGCGGTCTGAACCTACGAGTCGCACGATACCTTCCAATAAAGTTCTGGCCATGTCCAAAGGACGTTGACGGTTTCCATTTTGTTTTTCTCCCTTAGCGAACTTCCCCTTTGGGTAATGCAACCTAAGAGCAGGGAGCCAGTCGGACGAAGGGGACACATCCGACCGGCTCAACCTGCTAGGTGCTGACGATAAGTCGCCAGCGATTGGTTTGACTAAGCAGTCAGACCTGTGATGACACCGCTCCAAGCAGGAGCCCTACCGGCCAAAGTGTTCAGCGAGTAGGTGCTTGAATCGTAGGTGAGTCCGATCTGGGGCCAGTCGATGACCAAACTGTCGACGACCGAGTGCATTTCCCAACAAGTGGAAACGCCGGAGTCTGGGAATGGCAACTGCTTCTGCAGAACAACTGCAACGCCAGCAGGCATGAAACGGTGGGTGACGAGGTCAACCATCGATCCAGTTGCTTCGTTCTGGATACCAGAAACGAGCGAGCCCAAGCGTACGCCGTCACTGCCGGTCTCGTAGGTGAGACGGTAGTTAGCGACCTGGCTTGAGGTTGAGGTCTGGATGGACTTCGCAATTGCGCGACGGATTGCAGCAGTGGTGACGATTGCTTCTGGGTCGGCCATTACAGAGTTGTAAAGGCTGATGAAGGCGTCCTGTGCGAATGCACCTGGCTCAGCAACTGCGGAGATTGAACCGTAGTTGTTGGCAACGTAGCCACCATTGTTGGCAATCGTGTTGATGATTCCGTCGTAACCAAGAGCGGTTCCTGAGGTGTTGGGGAACGAGTTGTCGCCCGAAGGTACACCAGCAGCGTAAACAGAGAACGCCAAAGCGGTCTGACCTGAAGCCGTCGAAACGCTTGAAGCGCGGTAAACGGTCGAGGAGACGGTGACGTAAACGTTCATTGCAACTGCTGAAACAGGAACAGTTCCGGTGTAGGTGATCTTGACACCCTGACCTGAGGTCGCGTTGGTAACAGTACCGGCGCTGATTGGAGCAGTCTCGCCGTATGCGGACGAGAAGGTCACAACAACAGCAGACGACGAGGTAGCAGGCAAGCCAGTACCAGTGGTGTCGTTAGCAGCAGTTGGAGTTACACCTGCAACGTTCAGAGCTGAAGCGGTAGAGTTCAACATTGCGCGCTCCTCACCCAAGAAGTGGGCCCAGATGAGTGCGGTGTGTGACAGTTGACGCAGGTCGGTGTATCCCTGACCAGCGAACTCGGCCTGAAGTGAAACGCTGTCCGAGAAACCGAACTCCTTGAATGGGAGAACGAACTTGTCGGCTGCGTAAGAAATCTTGCCAGGACGGTTGAGTGAAACTCCACCGAATGCGGTTGATGCGCTCGATGACTGGAAGAAACCAGTTGCGTTAGCGACTCCACCAACACCAGCGTTTGTTACACCAGTGATGCGACGGAATTCGAGCGCCTGACCGATTGCCTTTACGCGTGAGGTGTTGTTACGGAAGTAGAGTTCCTTAGGAACGAGGAGCGACAGAACTGGGTCGAGGTTGTAGGGAACAAGACCAGTTACACCTGAGGTTGAGTTGTTCAACGGTGAGGTGAGGGTCAAGTCCTTTTCGATGTTCTGCAGAGCAGACTCAACGGCAGCCAATTGGTCGCCTGAGACAGCCTTGCTGATCTCGCCACGAAGCGAAGCGATGGTGTCGCTAGCGTTAGGTGCAATGACAGCACCCTTCTGTGGGTCGAATGCGATTTCACCACGACGTGCAGCCGTGATGGACTTCTGGTGGATGGCAGACATTCCAGCTTTGAACGCTTCAAAGCGTTCTACTTGCTCGGCCTTTGACAGGCCATGAAACATCTCATCCAGGGTGGGGGCAGCGTATGCCATTTTTATCCTTTAGAGGTTGTAGGGAATTAGAACTGCTCTAGTCGTGCTTCGATAGCGCGCGCGGCATCGAGGTACGAGTTGCGAAGTTCTGGGCTTGTGATTTGTGCAGCCTTCAGACGGTAGCCTTCGGCTTCGATCTTGAGGGCTTCAACTTGTGCAGACTTTTGGGTCTGAACGTGGTTGGCTCGGATTGCCGGGCCTCCCGGTGCTGCCATTTCGCGTACTTCGTCGAGAGCACTTTTGAGCGTTTCGATGCGCTCCTCTTGCTCTGCCAAAGCCGCCTTGTAGGTGGCAATTACTTCATCCACGCCGAGAGACTTGCGAATCTCGTCACGGAGTGAGTTCTTTGTTTCGTCAGTAGCGTCTGGTGCGCTTGCTGACTTGATCAGGTCGGCTGAAACGCCGAGACCAATGTAGGCCATTGTGTCATCATCCTTGTTCTCGTCCCATCCGGTGAAGGGAGCGTCGGTTTCGTTTTCGCTGGCTTCTGAAGTCCACCAGTCGAGGAAAATCTTTAGTGAGCAGAGTAACTCAGTTACGTCACAAATCTCGTTCTCGTCTCCGGCGAGCATCTCGTCGAGCTCAGCCTTGATGAGAGCAATCAGACCAGCGCGGACTGCAGCGAGGTCGGCTGGGTCGTGCATCATGTCGTCAGCCTTTGCAACGTCGGCGTCAACCGACTTCCAGTTCTCTGGAACCAAGTCCTCACGGCCAAGTGCAGCAGCACGAGCCTTGATGTGAGCCTTGACCTTTGGCTTGTCCGAAGCTCGTCCAAATGACTGGATAGCGTTCTTGAGGTCTTTGACGGTCTTGATTGGGTACGAGCCGTCTGGGAGTGCCTGACCGGCCTCTGCAGCGTCTGCGCGCTCGGCGTCGGTGAACTCACGCTTCTCGACCTCAGGCTCAGCCTCGGCGGTTGCGTCGGGGTCAGATGCCTTGATCTCGTGGTTTACGTCGTTCTCTTTGTCGGTCGATGGGCTGGCCTGTTGGATGTTCTCGTGGATTCCCTCAGGAGCACGGCCAGAGCCGTCGCATTCCTCACAGCGAATCTGAGTCAATGCTTCAGCGTCGACGTTGGACTTGTGTCCAGAACCACCACAGGCAGGGCAGGGCTGGAAGGCGTCTGCACGAGGCTCGTTGATTTCTGGGTTTACTGGTACTTCACTGGCGAGAGCGTCGGCATTCATTTCCGGGCTGTCGGCCATCTTTTCGGTGTCGGCCATTGCCGCTCCCTTCACTAGTTCGCCGTCGATTGACTTTGCGATTTCAATTACTGCGCTCGGATTGGCCGGTCTATCGACTAAAGAAATTTCCACTACGGAACCCTGAATGATTCGTCCTCCCGGAGCTGCAGCATCTTTGACCACGCGAGCGTTTTTGATGCCGATGGAGAAACCTGTGTAGATTCCCTCCTCGACCATCTTGGCGGCAACTGGATCAACAATCTTGGCTTCGACAACAAAGCCGTTTCCAACTTGTTCCATCTCCATTGCCTTGCCAACTGCCTTGCTCTGGTGCATCTCTCGGATGTTTCCGATTTCCATCCACTTAGGCATTTCGCTCTTGAGCCAGTCTGGGTCACAGATTTGCTGGTCGAGGTCGAGGGTATCGTCAGTTGCGATTCCCTTCACTCGAAGGTATCCATCGTCGCCACGCTTGGCGGTGAGGTTTCCCATGTAGGCGTACTTGATGTCTTGGGCCATTGTTATGTTCTCCGTTTACGGTTCTTGGTCTAATACGGTGCAACGACAGTTCGGGTGTGAGCCGTCGTCCGGGTGTGGGTCTCCTAGATCGTGCCAGCCAACTTGCGAGAGGCAAATTTCACAGGCTCCGATGTAGGCTTCCCACCACCACTGAATTTGACCTGAGGCTTCGAGGCTGTCGATGAAGGCTGCGTTGTAAGACGAGTTTGTCTCGGTCACAGCAATCAAGTCGGCTCGTGCCGGGTCGTTGATAAGCAGGTTGATTTGGTCGGCGATTTGCTTGGACGACTGTCCTTGCTCGATGCCGGTCACGATTGCTCCCCGAATGCGACTCAAGGTTGTTCCCTGAATTGCTTTGGCGGTCTGGTCGGCTTGGCGGAGCATCTCTTGGAGACGTGCGCCTTGCTTGACTAGTGGAACTCGAAGGTGGTCTGCAGTCGCTTGTGCTGCATCCTGAGTCAGGGTCGTCAGCGTCTCGCCTAACTTGACGGACTGGCCACTGACATTGTGCTGAATCGACTGCTCAACAATTGCCTTGAGAGCGGAAGTGTCAACGGACTGTTTCGGAGCTGAGGCTACTGCCTGCTCAACTGCCTTCTCCCAGCCTTGAACCGAGAGCGCGATTCCGGCTGTGATGGCTGCGCGGTGCTTGTCGACTACCGATTGACGATCGTCGTGTCCGGGCAACTCGTGGAGTTTCTTGCGAGCCTTAGTAACCTGTTGACCTTTTGGGGTATCAGTTATCTGCGCCTTCAGTAACTCGACTTCCTCCGGCGTGTGGTGCTCAAAGATGAACTCACGGCTCCGAGGCTTTGAGGCGAACTTGCGGAAGGCTTTTGCCTCGTCGGCCTTTAGACCAACTTCCGTCTCTTTGCCTTCACCGTCACTCGGTTCTTGTGCAGCTTGTGGCTCTTTGTCGCCTTCTTGGCTTTGTGCGATTTGTGGGCTTTGTGGGCTCTCGCCATCGTTTGCTCCTACCTGTGCAGTCGTGTTTCCAGTTGCATCTGTGTCGAGTGTGCCTCGGAAGTAAATAGGGCCCTGAGGGGTTGCGAGGAATGGCTCGTCTGCTGCAGGGTCGTCAAACAGTGGCATTCCCAATTCGCCACGAACGTCGTTCAAGGTCATCTGGCCTGATGACAAAGCGACCTGATACGCCTTCGTCTTTTCGACTTGGTTCTCGGCGTTGTCTTGGTTGTCCAGGACGAAGGTGATGTTTTTGTCGGCTCCGAGGAATCGACGGCTCAAAGCGTTGATGAACTCGACAACGTAGTTCTCCATTGGCTTGGCTGAGATAGCGTCAACTGACTGCTGTTCTCCCTTGTGCTCGCCAGCACCACCGAGGCCAGAACGTGGAACCACGCCGAGGGCTGATGGGGCAACACCAAAGATTGAGGCGATGCGCTTGATGATGAACTCATCGTATTCGCTCTTGTATTTCTCGTCCTCGGAGGCCATCTGGACTGGGTCGAAGCCGTCTGGCAATACCTTGACTCGGTTGCGCTCAGCCGTTGATCCAGCGAGACGGTCGTTGAGGACTCGCTCGTAAGCAGCCAGCTTCAGTGGGTCGAGCAGTACGTCCTTTGACGAGGTTTTCATCCACGTCTTAGGGCTTGAGCCTTCGGTGTATTCGGCGCGCATCCAACGCTGACGCTCTAGGTAAAGAGTCGCTGCAGGAATCGCCATCTCGACGGCCGAGTAGCCATAGGGACTCCAGGTGCGACGGTTCTTGACCGATACAAACATCTGGTCGGTGAGGAATTGTCCAGCTCGACCTACGCCGTTGTAGTACGAACCTTCAGCATCGGTGTCAGGTGAAGCAGTGAACTCCCCTCTAGGGAAGCCGAAAAGTATTTGCTGGAACGCTGGCACTGGGGGGTGGGGAATGTCTCCTCGGTTGTCCAGGAGCAACTTGATTGTTGGAGCGTCGATAACGTCAAAGCCAATCAGTTTCTTGCCAAGCGAGTAGCGAGGGTAAATGCAAAGTTGGTCGTAGACGAATGACTGCCACAGTGCTTCGGTGAGCCACTCCTTGAATGAGCGGTCAGTAGCGACGTAGGGGTTTTCCCAGAACTCGGTCAGACGAACAATCTCGGCTCCGTAACGATCGCGACCAATCTTGGCAGCCTTAGCGTGGGAGACGTTCTCCTCCTCCATGATCTGCTGAATGGCCTTTGAATCGAGCGAGAATGACCAGTCCATCTTTGTCAACTCTGAGACACGAATCTCGATGCAACGGTGGATGATGTCGCACTGCTCAGACAAGGCCTTCAGAATCGCATAGGGAACGGCCGTCTGCGTGATGTTGAGGTTCGAGGCAACTGGCGCTTCGTACTTACGAGGCATCGCACGACCGGAGTCGTCGAGCACTTCGTCAAGTGGCGCTGGGAGCATTGGAGCTGCAGGGCCGAGAATTGCGCCGAAGGCTCCTGCTGGACGTGGCATTGGAACAGCCTCACCAGCAATCTGAATCTGGCCGTCCATGTTCGAGTTGGTGTAGGGAGCGGCTGCCGTCGCTTGGCTGTAAGTGCCGGCTGAGTATGGGCCAACATTCTTGACCATCTCTGCAGCAATCGCCTTTGCGAGTTCCTCTGTTTTGTTCTTGCGTGAGAATAACGGCAAGGGTTCGCTCCTAGTTGGGGTAAGGGAACGGCGAGAATGTGCCGTCAGTTCTGATTAGTTCTTTGGCGCATGAGGCGCAGGATTGAGCTCCGACCGAGTTAGGCATTCCGCAGTTCGGACACTCCGGGGCAATGGTCGCTAGGTAGATGTCGGCAGTGCCGGTCAGGCCAAAGCCGAGTTCTGTGATTCCATGCACTAAAGCATCGAGACGGTCTGGTGACTTGCCGGAGTCTGGGAGCCACTCGCACATCTGGGATTCCAAGATGTCGAAGTAGCCAACGTGACTCACTCGGCCTTGCTCATAAAGAGACGCGACGGGCTCAGCGCGGAGCCTTTTTCCGACACGCGCGGTGATGCCTTTGAAGGGTAGTCCCGGCATGACTTGCTGGAGCGTCTGTTGGATGAAATCGCCACCCTGGTTCTTTTCCGCGACGACCTTATCGGCCTTGAATTCCTCGTAGGTAGCAACGACTCGCTGGGCCCAGCCGTAGGGAGTGTCTTTGCACGATCTATCTGCCAGCACATAACAGCGTCCGTCGACGCCACGACCAACGACCGCTATTCCGGTCTCGTCGCTGTGCTCGCCAGAGGTGACTGCTGGGTCAACTGCGACCACCACGCGCGCCATTTCGGGCATCTCTTTGACTCGGTGCTCGTCAATCATTGTGGCAGTCCATAGAGCGCCTTCAACGTCGTCGACGATTTCGCCGTATAGTTCTTGCCGACCGATGCGAGTTCCCTCATAACGAGAGCGCAGTTCGGCGAGAGCCGCTTCCGATAGGTTGGCGGCGTTGTCAAACGTCGAGCCTCTTGTGACCACTACGGAACCGTCTTTGCGGTTGAAAAACTCTTTGATGAGTTTGGTCGGACGAGGCGTCGTTGTTATGACGACTTGTGGTGAGCCAATGCGTAGAGCCGGTGCTAGACCTTCTGTCCACGTCTGCTCGTATTTCCAAGATGAGAGCTCGTCCATCCAGCAGAAACTGAGGTTCAATCCTCTGGCCCGGTCGGGCTCCTCTGCGGAGATCATGTGAAGTTTGCTGCCGTTGGTCAAAGTGATTTGACCGTTGGAGCGGTTGTAGAACTTGAGTTGTCCGGGCATCAAAGCCTTGAGGACGCCACTAGGGCCCTCGACACAGGTTCGCCGAACGTCGGTAAATGTTGGAGCAACGATGGCGCATTCAATGCCAGGGTTCTGTAGAGCCTTCTCAACAATCCAAGATGAGCCAACGAAGGTTTTTCCCCAGCCACGTCCACTAAGGATGAGCCAGATGAACCAGTTGCCTTCTGGAGGTAATTGCTGCGGTCGGGCATTCTGCCGATAACGAGAGAACGCGAGTCTGGCTTTTGCCTCCTCAGCCTTCTTTTCCTCGTCAGCCTTTAGGAGTGCCTCAAGCCTCTTGAGGTTCGCTAGTTTCTGTTCGGCCAGCATCGCTCTCCCCTAACTGTTGCTCTAGGCGCTGAATCTCTGCGGAGACTGCGTCGAGCGTGAGAACTTCGTGTTTGGTCGGTGCATCCAAGCCCATCAGTTTGGCTCGTCTGTCCATGATGGAGATGACCCGGTCAACTGCAAACAGTGCGCCTTTGTCGCCACTCATGGCTTTGTCCATTGCGACATTGAGCACTAGATCAAGACGTTCCATCTCAAGCCGGCGAAACTCATCGACGGCCTCGGCTGGGATTGCAGCGAGGGCTCTTTGGACACGGTTGTAGGCGGTGGCCTTAGTCGTTCCAATCGCGTCTGCGACCTTCTGATAAGACCAACCGAGTGAACGGAGCTTGAGCGCCTCGGTGTCGAGTAACGCTTGCTCCTCTGTGCGGATGTAGCCGCCGGGTGAGTTTTGGGTCATCGTTTAGGTGTCTAAGCGTCTATTGAATGGACACTAAATGCCTATAGTAATACTTCTACGATACCACAGGTTACACCGTTGTAATTACACGAATGTGATGTGGTAACAAATTCCGAGGTCGCACGTTCGGTCACGTTTGGTCTGCACTTTTGGACTACACATTGGGGAGTTTTTAGACTACACATTGGGAACGTTTTGCTAACAGGTTTGGTTATCTGTATGCGGTTGCGCCGTAATGCAAGGTAAATGGCTTTTTCCTGCTATGAGATACCAGAGCAAAATCTAAAGGACGAAACACGACAAATGACCACTAGCCTGTTGAGATGAAAATCATCCAACTATCCTCAGATCAAGTCAATCGAGCAACGAGGCTGGCTGAGGAAACGTTGGCTCTTTTTGCCGAAAAGCAAGGTCACTACACCAACGACCTCAACTCCCACCTGCGAGGCAAACTAGGTGAGATAGCCGCCTCCCAAGTGCTCCAGGAGCAAGGCTACGAGGTCAAAGACCTATGGGCTGATGTCAAAGCTCTTAGTCAGGCAGACATTGTTTCTCGCGCTTTCAAGGCAGATGTCAAGACTTGGAACCGTAGGTTTTGGCCGGAGTTTGGTCGGTGCGTGGCTGTCGGTCAGTTGCCTCTACTAGCCAAGAAGGCTGATTTAGTCATCTGGTGTTATTGCGCCGAGGTTGTGGAGCCCAGCATGAAGGTCAAGGTTGTGGGGTGGAACTCCATCGAGGACATCGAGAACGCTCCTAAGAGGCTCACAGGGCCCACAGGAGGGCGTCTAGTGCAGAACTTCCAGCTCGACGATGAGTCGATTCGGAGTCTGGACTCTTTACCGCGATCTACAGGCCAACTATTCTGAACGGCCCACGAACGGTTGCACTGAACTCAGCACTAGCCTCTAGGGCTCGCATGAGGCTTCCCTCGTCCTCGTGGCTGACGTAGAGCGCGCCTAAGGCTGGCTGAGCACCTGAGCCAATAGCGCCAAACGAAATTCCTTTTTCGCTCGGCATTTCTAGGATTGCCAAATCCTCGTCTACCTCGTAGATTTTGCCGGCCTCAACAAACAAGAAGTTCCACTCTTTGACATCGGTCTGGAAGTTGTCCAGGAGCTGCTTCATGGTTGGCAGGTGGGCTTTGCTGGCCATGTCGAACATGGTCTGTCCGGCCTTCCAGTTGCCTGAGAAGCCAATCAAAAGGTTGCCAAACTTGCCTACTTTTGGCGAAGCCGTAATTGCTCCAATGTCGGCATCAGCAGCCAATGAGTCTGCTCCCATCCAAGAGCCGTCGCGAGTCACGATTGCAGCGACAACGGTCATGGCTCAGCTCTCAATTCGGAGCCGTAGTCAATGGGGTCACAGAAGCGCGAGTTGTTGCTCTTGTGGCTCCAGTGGACTGTGCTTGGCGTGGGCTTGCCGTTGCGGACGTAGATCGTGCGCTCAATGACTTGCTTGCAATGCCTACACTTCGAGGATTGCGAGGATGCCATAGGAACTAATCAACTTGAAGTCGTCGCCAGCCAAAGGGAATGACATGGCTTGGCGTGGGTCAAAAATGACTCGTTGTCCTGGCTCAACCTCAATGGGGATGAGTGTGCCGTCGAAGGTGTGACGACCTTCCCCGACTGAGACCACAGTGGCCTCTTGGTCGTTCTCGTTGGTCAGGTTCAAGATGAGACCGGACTCAGTAGTTTCCTTTGGTGGGTCTAGTTGCAGAATCACCTTGTCGCCGAATGCCTGTAGTTTCATGGTCACAGTCTAGTCCTCTCGTGCGCGGAGGATTTCCTCCCAGCGAATGGCGTCCAATTTGGCTCGCGTCTGAAGTCGGCGTCGGGTGCGCTTGACGATTTTGCGCCGGATGCGACGAGCTCGACGTTCGCTAGTCCACTTCATTAGTTCTCCCATCCAAAGCAACGTGCGTAGTAGGCGCACTCTTCATTGTCCATCATGCCTTTGCCACGAACTTCGCCACGAATGACTGAGACGTTTTTCCAAGCAACAATTTGGGTGTCGAACTGGGTTGAGATTCGAGCCTCACCGACAAGAACATCTCCAACGTGCAAATCGAGCAACGCCAACTTCTTTGACATCTTTACGTCAAATCGTTTGCCGTCAATGTGAACCTGGGCGCATGGAGTCCATCCCCAGCCACCGTCAAGGGTAACATCCCAACCGTGAATTTCTAGTTCAAACTTTTCCAAAACGAGTGATGCACTTTTCATTTCGACCTCCTAAGTCGTACTGCTTGATGTATCTATAGTATGTCCAAACATTGGACAATGCAAGCATCTATGAGCATTTGCGCGGTTGATTTTCCTTGAAATTGCAAGGGTTTCAAAAGTTTCTCAAAAAAACTTCCGAAAATTACTGACAAGCCTCGCAGTATTCGGGGTTCTCAAGGGAGCAGGCCAGCGCCTCCTCCGGGGTGAACTCTTTGGTGACGGCCACAGCGCCGTTGGTGAAGTCGATGTTGGAGAAATTTGTCATAGGGTTGACAATTTTACCACAGGCTATTTGCCACCAGCCTAGTTGATCTCATTTACTGGATTCCCTGCTGACTCCGGTGGAACATCAAGAGAGTATAGGGTCGGAAATACGCTAAGCATTGGATCTACAACGTCGAGGTAGTCCAGTACCTTGATTACGTCGCAGGGGTAAGACGCTGGGTAGCCGTCCTCATGCTTGCATGCGATACAAAACATTCCGCTTGACGTGGCTCGGTGCTTCTCTCGTAGTGCTTTGCGCTC